ATTTTCAAATTTTATTTGAAAAGAAAATACAAAATTATGATGGAAAATGCTATTGCTTCCAACGTAGTTGGAGATACCACTGGTATTCCGAAGTTAGTATTGTTCAAGCGCCTAATGTCTAGGACTTCGTTCATCAGACGTAGGTTAAGTTCAGACCGTCACTACATGCACGGTCTAAGCGTGCCACACATAAGCAAGCACATTCGAGACAGGATTGGGAACTTCTATCCGGTGCGTGTTATGTGGGGTGTGGCACGGCGGTTAGTGTCCGCAGGTTTCTGTAAACACAGTGACATTGAAGCGGAACTTAATTCTGCCAACTGTGTAGAGAAGTACAGAACCGAAACATTAGCTGGGGCAATTACCGAGTTTCAGAAAATTCCGAACTCAGCGATCGATAGTAGGATACTTGCCCAAGCGTTGGTATTTGCGATATCAACCATCTTTGGTGACACTGCACCTAAATTGGAACCAGAACTTCGTTCTGAGGTGCTTTTGTCTGCAACTAACTGGGCTGCGAACAGCGGTTACCCGTATTGCACGAAGAAGGAAAAGATTAAAAGCGAGATGTCTAAATGGCTAATGGCGTGGTTATCGGAAGAATCTAGCCTAAGGGATTGTCTCAATTATCCCTGTCTTGTATTTAATCGAGTTCAGGCTAAGAACCGAAAGCTCAAAAGACGATGCGTGTATGGATACCCATTCGTATTCTCTCTCATTGAACAAGTGTTCTACATGCCTATCCTCCGCCTTTTGGTAGATAACACTGTTATCTTGGTGGGCAAAACACAAGTTGAAATCTCAGAGCGAGTGTCTGAGCTCAGCGGTTTTCACACCTATTCACTGGATTATCGTAGGTTTGACCAACGTGTCGATCCGTTCTGGATCTACCTCTCATTTGAGATGTTCTCGATTCTACTGAATCTGGGTGGTAGGTTAGAGCACGAGTTCAGTTTAGTCCGGAAGTACTTTGCGTTCTCAAGGATTTATCATCCGGACGTTGGTTGTGTTAATCGTAATCGTGGTGTACCATCTGGCTCTGGTGGCACGAACTTAATAGATAGCATGGTCAATCTATTTGTCACCTCATACATCTTGGTGAAGCTAAACAAGAAGCATATTGTGCGTAAGTTGCTGATCCACGGTGATGATATTGTAATTGCATCTGAGATGCCAATTGATATTGCGAAAATGCAAGAAGAAGCCACTAAACTGGGTATGGAGATTACATTTTCCGATGAACTCTACAGCCCACCTGGAGTTTCGAAGTTACACTTTCTTGGATCGGAGTGGCATGATGGTAAGCCACACCGAGATCTAGTTACCATGTGTCTGCAATGCTGCATTATCGGTAGTGCTGCAAAAGCTGAGACTATTGGCGATGCGATCGAAGGCAGGGTCTACACCATATTTGGATATGACGCGAACCTGTCTTACTATTGGCGAAAACTCGGATTTCCGAATTACGTCGGAAGGTGGATCTTCCTTTACACAGAGGGGACTAGTTTCCAGTCCCGCAGACCTGGTACGCCAC